GTAGACCACGACCAGACTGAATAATATATTGACGTTTAATCCAGTTGTCAGTAAAACGAAGTTTAAAAGTTGTGAAACCGATACCAGGAGTAGCACTTGAGTTAATAGAACCAGAAGCTACGCAATCTACTGCTAGACGAGAAGCTTTGAAATCCCTACCCATGATAGGATAAGTGTACTGGATATCTTTCATTTTAGAAACTTTTCCACCTGCTTTTCCAAGGATGTCTGAAGCAACAGCCATAGAAATAGGGAAATTGTTACCATAATCACCCAACATGTAGATAACCTGTGAAGTTAGTTCATCAGGTTTACCATGTCGTTGATTGTAGAAATTGTCTTCATCCAACATTGACTTTGGATCAAAGATCATTTCTTGCATTGTAAGTTTAATAGGAAATCCTTGCATTGTTATAAGGGGTTTTAGTTTTACATTAAATTTGACGTAAATAAAAAAAGGATTTGGAAACAAACCAAACCCTTTTTAACAACTTATTATTATAAATGTTTTTACAATTTTTAACTACCTAATTTCAATTTACTTTTCAATTCTTGATTCCAGTTAGGTTTAGAAGGATGCTCTTTGCTTACTCCTCCACCTGTTGTAGCATCTTTAATATTTGCTCTTAGCTTTTTAGCATTTTCTGTAATAGCTTGTTTTACTACAATATCTTTTAGATTACCATTCTTGTATCTAAAGTACTCTGTTTGTAGTTGCTTATTCAATTTAGCAATATCTTTTTCAAGAGGTACTACTGCATAAAAATTACCATCGCTATACTGTATGTTATTTGCTAGAAAATCGTAGAATCCTTTTTTATCTTTATCATTAATTACAAAATCACCAATTTGACCATTTGTAATTACATCCTCTACAATATTACTAAACGTACCAATTTCATTTTGTTGAATTGCTTTTTCTTGATTAATTCTTTCCAACTCATATTGAAACTCTCTAGACTGTTCTTCTCTTAATCTTTTTAAAGATTCTTGAGCTTCTGTATACAAATCACCAGAATTGTAAATAGTTTTAATAAGTGCTTCAATTCTTTTTTCACTTACTCCTTGCGATTTCATATCTTCTTTTAAAATCGCTTTTTGCATATCTTCATCTTCTTCTACTATTTCAAGATTAGCATAATCAAATACTGTATCTTTATACAATATAGATGGGTCCTGTCCTTCTTGACGTAGAACTAAAGCTTGATATTCTTTAGGATACAATTCAGCAAGTTGTTTTTCAAATTCTTCAATACCTTTATCCCTAAATGCTTTTGCATAAATCAATGCTCCTTCAGGAGATACAGGATCTACATTTCCAAAATCTACTTCAACTGTTTCTCCTGCAAGTTTTTCAAGATCTGACCAAAAAGATTCTTGTTCAGGAACTTCTTCTGTATCTTCCTTTACACTAAGAATTTCTTGCAAAGAAGCTGTTTTTTCTACTTCTTTTTCTTCTTTCTTTTTAGGTTTTTTCTCTTCTACTTCAGTAACTACAGGTGTTTCTTTTGCAGTTTCTGTTGCTACTACTTCTGCTGAAGTAATATCTTGTGCTTCTTCAGCATCATTTACTTCTGTAGTATCAGAAGCAGTGCTAATTAAATCTTTCAATGATTTCTGTGTCATAGCTATTTATTTTATTTACCGGTAAAATTAATTATTTATTTGTTTATTTTGCTAATTTTTACTTGACTATCAGCTCTATACTTTTCAGCTTCCACTTTCATCTTTGTTTGTTCGTGTTTAAGCTTCATGTCTTTTTCTTTCAAATCAAGTTCGCGTTTATGCAGATCTATTTTAGTTAATTTTTCCATACGATCTGTATAAATCTTTTCTCTATCAATAGCTCTTTTCTGAACTTCGTTAATATCCAAAACATTATTTTTATTTACATCACCGCTTGTATCTCCAGATAATTTAATGTTTTCAAGTTCCATTTTAATATCTCCTTCAATATACGCTATTTGCTCTTCACGGTCGTATTTCAAATTAATTTCTCTTTCTCTAAACAATGCTTGTATTTGAGCTTGTTCTTGTTGCAATGCTAACATTTCTTTTTCATGTTCTTGCTTAGTAACTTGTTCATTTTGAGCTTGTCTTTCTAATTGCTCTTGCTCTTTTCTTTCAATCTCTCTTAATACATGTTTAATCTTTGCAGTATTTTCAGCTTCTAATACTTCTATTGCAGAAGACATTTTACCACCATTTTGTAAATAAGGTTGTATCAAATTTTTCAAAGAATCTAGTTTTTCTTTTTGTTTAGAATTATTTGATACCATAATAGCTAAATCCATATACGAATACAATTCAGGATTAATGTTTATCAACTCTAATCTTCTATCATTTGTATAAGTCAATGATTTATAACCATTTCTATATGCTATCCTCGACAAGTCTAACAAACCTTGCAATTCTCTTTGTAAAAACTCTTCGTGTTTTAAAAACAAATCTTCTGTAATTACTGCTGAAGCGTATGCAGCGTTTGTAGCATTGGTAGCTGTTTCAGATGCAGCTATTTCTCCTAATCGTTGTTGAGAAAAACCAATTGTATCAAAACATTGTTGTCTAATCCAATCTAATAAACGAATCATGCTTTGTATATCTTCATACAATCGCATATCCAATACTTGATACTGATTAAAAGCTCTATCTGCTTGACGATTAGATCTATCAATTAAAGCAAATCCTAATGTGTCTGCATAGTAGAAAAACTTTTCTTCATCCCATTCAGCATCTTGTGGAATAACTGCTTTATCCAACAAAAGAATTTTATCTTTGGATTTAGCAATCATTCTTTCCAACCTATAGTTACAGATAATAAATAGTTTTACCCATTCTATCATTAGTTCATACACAGATACGTTAGAAGCATGGTCATCAGAATAACACCTACCATTAATAGGTAATTTACACCTAGAAATATTATTTAGTTCATTACGCTGATAAGGTAAAGGTCTGATTCCCAAGAAATCTTCTCTACCTACTTTGTAACCTTCCCAAACTTCATTTACCCATTTCCATTCTATTTTTTCATCTCTATCAGGATTCTTTACATAGTCTTCTGATACTACATCTTCATACTCTTGTCCAAACTCATCTTTCCATCTTACAAATCCTATTAGTTTTTGTGATTTCCACGTTACATAATAAACAGGTATTTTGTTTAGAATTAACGAATCAAAATTTCTTGTTCTAATATCAGTAAGAAAATTAGCAATATAAGTACCATTAACGTAGTTCTGAGTATCTAGTTTTTCTAGTTGTTTTTCAGTTATTTCTTTATAAAATCTATCTACTACTTCACTTGGAGTAAGTAGCAATCTTCTTATAGCAACTTCACCGTCCTCTATGTAAGGAGAATAGTAAGATTTAATATACCACAAATCTAAAGGGGATATTCTTTCATATTCTATCTGGTCATCTCTTACATCTTTTTGTGAATACTCTTCTCCAGCTATTACAAAATCTTTGAACATCCATCTTGATTTTTCAAAGAAATAAACAGTATTGACAATATTCCTTAAAAGCTTATCTGCTTCCATTACTTCAGCATCAATATAACTATCGTCAAATTGAGCTTTTAATTTATCAGGCATTGGTACTTCTTGTTGCTGACGTTGTGCATTTTGAAATACTTCAGGATCCAACGCATTAATAAAATGTTGTTTTAAGTTTTCGTGCATTTTAGCAGTCAACTGTTCAAAATATTTATTATACCCTTCTTCCCCTATCTTATTTACAAACCAGCTAAAAGGTCTTTTTGTATATTCCCCTAATATCTTTTCAATAACAGGACGTGCTATATTTGTTTTTCTAATAATAGCAGGTTGTGTTTTAAACGCTTCGTTTTGATTATTAAAAGGATTCAATATAGGTGCAAACCATTCATCAGGTATTTGGTTGTTATGTATTTTATACAATAAAGCTAAGTCTTTTTTAGCACCAATTTTTGATGTATATTCAGAATAAAAATAAGCATGTTTAAGATAGTAATTCATGTTATCTTTACCCCATTGATTATCGTTTGCTATTTTCTCAGCGTAAGTTAATCTTTGCTGAGGTTTTAGTTGTAAATTTTTAGCGTCGGTTAAGTTCATCTATACTGAATTTTACACAAAGATAAAAGTATTTTTTAATTATAATCTCCAATCTTTGTTTAGTATTGCAATTTCATTAGATAAATCAAGACTAGTAGTATCGTAAGATGTTTGTCCTGTAAACAATTGTCTCCTAAAGAAATTAGAAGTTGATTTCTTTTTAGCAGTTTCTAGCACATAATCTTTTTCTTTAAACATATACATAGCTAGAATCATTGCAGATACCCTATCAAAGTTTTTTCTAGGATCTGTAGAAAATTTAGCAATCTCTTGTAGCAATCCTAAATCATACACTAAATGCACATTTAAAACTAATCTTCCATCTGCTGTTAAACCTCTTTCTTTTAATAACCATTCTGCAAAATAAAGTAACCCCATCTTTTTAGTATCTTCAGGCATATTCATAAAATAACTTCTATTACGTTGATTTCTATCTAACTCTTTACCATGTAAAATAAAGTTAGGAGAAAACTCACATAAATGCAGTTCATTTTTATTCCTAAAGTAATCTAGCAACGATTGTCCACCACCCATTATCTCGGATTGTACTGTTGCATTATAAAACTTTGATAAATACCTTATTTGTCTATGAAACGTAGATAACATAGAAGGTCTTCCTACATACTTTGCTACAATCTTATCCCCTACACCAAAGTCTATTGAGTTTTGTTTAATTACATACGCTACCCCTAATGATGTTTTATCTTCTGCATTTTCTACTGCAAAAGGGTCTACTACTATATTGTACAAAAAATCTGGTATTATTTCCCCTAACTTTTCAGGAAATTCATATACGGTAATACATCCATTTAAATCATCATCGTTTTTGTGAGGGTATTTTTCTAATGGTTTAACATCAGTTTTAATATGAAATTCAATATCTTTTCCATTATCATATAAAGCTCCATGTTGTATGTTTCTTTGTACCTCTTTATTATGCTCTATATTTTTAATTTGTTCATTTACAAAAAATAATGCATCTCCAAAAATATTAGAATTAACCCTTTTAAAACATTCTGCTGCAGTAAAAGGACGTTCTGCAATCAAACGATCTAATGCTTTAAAATCTTTTGCTTTTTTTCTTTTTTCTCTTAAAGCTTCCCATTCTTCTTTTGATTCTTCAATTTTAGGATTTCCACATTCGTCTGTATGTTTAGGAGAATACACAGTACAAGGTACAAAAAACCCAAACTCTTCTATATCGTTTTCATCCCATATATTTTCAAATCTCATAAAGTTATAAGGTTCAGGTGAATAAAAAATATCTTCCAATCCTTCAATTCCTTCTCCTTCTTCACCACCTGTACCAAACAATATAATTTGACCAGTAGTTAAAGTATCATCTTCCACTAAAGGTTTACTAACTTCTATTGCTTTTTTTAAATTCTTAAAAGAACCACCTTCTTCAAATATCAATAATTCTCCCCTACCACCACGAACTTTTTCAGGGTTATCCACTATAATACCACCTATCATAGATTCATATCCTTTTACTTCTACTCCTTGAGGTGTTTTTATTTTAACAGATGCTTTTTTAGTTTCAAGATTATCAAACTCCATTCGATTCTTTCTCCACCAACCATCTGTTTGAGAGTTTAACCATTCTAAATCATCCCATGCTTTTAACAATATACCATCTTTACCCCAAAGAAAAGGTTCTTTAGAAGCAAAGTAAAAAGATTTACTTTTCCTAATAAAATTGTAATTGTAAACTCCATGTGCTGCAGCTTTGTAACTAAACCCACATCCACGAGTTTTAGCACAAACTAAATGTTTACCTCCAACTAAAGCATCTTCTAAATTTGGTTTCCAATACAGATTTAAACTTTTTAGTTTATCTTCTGCAATTCCCCACCTGGATATTTCTTTTGCCCAAAACCAATTGTAGTCTAAAAAATTAAATCTAGGAAATAAAGATTCTTTACGAGATTTATTTCCTTCTGTAATTGCAATTTTCATAGGAGTAAAATTCAAGAAAAAATAATGTTCTCCTGTAATCCTAGTATCTCCTACTTGGAATCCTTCTTCACAACGTCTAGTTTCTTCTCTCCAAAACTCGTACCACTCCTTAGACTTTCTAGGAGCTTTAGTATAATATTTATGCTTTAAAAAGTAATCCGCTGTTTTAGAAAATTCATTTGCATTTACTGAGATCATTATAGTTCATTTTCCCCTAATTCTATATTACCTCTACTATTACCTTGTTCACTTAATTCTTTTTTCACCATTTCTTCTACCTCTTGTAAGTTCTTAATAAGCGTTTTGATTTCTTTCATTGCTTTGATGTTATCTGTAATCGTAACTAAATCAATTAGTTCTGATTCAGATGAAGCATCTAAACTTTCAATCATCTTATCAATATTTTTCATTGATGCTTTTAACAATCTTAAAGATCGAGTATCTTGTAAAGATTTGTAATGCTCAATTGCATCCTTTACTTCTTTATCAGGTTTCCAATTACTATCTAACCCTGCAGCTTTACGAGATTCTTTTTCTCTATCTTCTTCAGAGTAGTTAATTAAATTAGATCTGTAATCACATAAAAGGTAGATATAAGTAAA